CTCCGCAACCAAGGACGTTTATGGCTGACTTTTCTTGTCCGATCATCGTTCATTTGCTCGTTAGAGTTCATGATTATATGATCGAAGAGGAAGGTGTTAACTACTTCAGCACTGACAAGTGCAAAGAGTTGTTAACCTCTTCGTACCTTAACGATTTTCTTCCTTCTGCGAAGATGGAAGAGATCTTAATGTACGTTGAGCGTAACCGTGACATACTTGGTTAACGAAGGGAAATCCTTCAACCTCGAAGAGAGGTCTACACACTAGGAGATTTCTTGTTATGCCTGTCCCAAACTATGACCGTACAACGGTTGCTGCTTGCACTGTGTTTAGCACAAGCAATGTTGGCTACTCCGCGACTACGAATCTTGGTAATAAGAAGGTAGCACACGATATTCTCACGGTGTCTAGCGTTCAAACGCCTGGTTTCAGGTATTTAGAACGGTGGGCTCTGCCCAGGAATCCGTATCAGAAACTCTACTATCGACTTACAGACCCTCGCGGGACTGTAACGACGACTCGTAGAATGTTCTCTCCAGCTCCGACTGGTACTGCTCAGTATTACGACAGAATTGTCGCACCACTGAACCACCATACGTTGCTAGCGGATCCTGATCAGACTTCATACCAACTCGGAACCATCGCGGACGACCCTTACCCTTTGGCCGTCGCCCGTCTTCAGAAGCAGATAACCGATGGAAATGCCCAAACGGGCGTTTTCCTTGGTGAGGCTGCTAAGACGGGAGCACACCTCGCGCATACCGCGACGAGGGTCTATAACGCCCTTAAGGCGTTAAAGAAGTGCCGCTTTGGCGAGTTCACGTCTGCTCTCGGTATCACCGCGACCCAAAGACAGACTCGAAGATACTACTCGGGCGTTCGTGTTAATCACGGGCAACAGGGTAGTGGATTCAAGTTTGACTCAAAGTCTAGGTTTTCCCGAGAAGAGCAAAAGAGTCGGTTTTCCGACTTCGCTGCACAGACGTGGCTCGAGTTCACATACGGGTGGAAGCCTCTTTTGAAAGACATCCACGAACATGCCGTGGCCCTTGAGAAAGTTGCGAACACTTTCGGCTTGGTTATGCGAACGGCTATCGCCACCGCTAAGACTGAGAAGACGACTAACGTCAACTTCTTGTCTGGTGGAGGTGACTACCTTCGTATTAACAAACATGTCGAATCTGTTCGCCGTATGCGAATTTGTGTGGACTTCAAACTCCCCACAGGTGTGATGGGCGCAGCAAACACGTTCGGTCTTACCGACCCTCTGTCTGTTGCTTGGGAGGTTGTTCCTTTCTCGTTCATCGTCGATTGGTTTTATCCAATCGGCAAGTACTTGGAAGGAATTTCCTCTTATAACGGTCTTGTTTTCCATCGAGGTTACAAGACCGGGTCGCATAAGTATTTTGCAAAGAATACTACGTCGACTGGCCCTTTCAAACCAAATTGGGCAGGGGACTCTACACTGACGATTGATTCGACGGATTTGTGGAATCAGCTTGACTCTTTCAGTTTTGGAAGAGACATTCTTATTTCCTTTCCTTCGACTCCATTTCCTCAGTTTAAGGATCCCCGGAGCATTAGCCATGGTATTTCTGCCGTGGCCTTGCTAAAAACCCTGTTTATACCGTCTCCGACGGGAAAACTCAGGTTGTGAGTTGGATATCCTAACTCGCAAACTTTCCTCAAAGTGAAAGCTTCACATCATGGCTCAAAGAGCAAATGTGACCCTCACCGATGCCGCTGGCACCCCGGTGAACCACGTGTACAAACCTGCGCAAACGCTTCCGAATGGCGTGATCACCTGGCGGGATGGCACTCAAGCCATCTACGCCGGGCAAAATCGCCTTTCTGTCGCGCAGCGTCCGGCGGACACACGTTCCAAGTCGACGAAAGTCGAGTGGAAGCTCGAGACCCCCGTTCTCGAAGTGACGTCTCCTTCGACGTCTTCGGGTATTCAGCCGGCACCGACGGTTGCATACACGTTGCTCGCTGACCTCAGCATCGTCATGCCAGATCGCGCAACGCAGCAGGAACGAAAGGACCTGCTTGCGCAAATGCGCGATCTGATCGACGAAGCTATCGTCACGTCGCAGGTGCAGGACCTCGAACTGATCTGGTAAAACCTGATCGGCCGAACCTGACCCGCTAGATAGATAACTACCTAGGAGCAATATGCATAAGCAATTGTCGTCCCAAAGTCTAAGACTTGGGAACCGTGCTGACGCCCAAAAGCGTCTAGAGGCGACGTTTCTGTCCCTGTGTGAATCAGTCAACACCCCCCGCTCGCTCTCTGCGTGGATTCTCTATAAAAATAGGGAATTTGCGCAGCTTGTGAGCTTGGAGTGCGATGCTTCACATTATCTCTTCGCTAGGGATTTCTCCGACGATTACTTGGTTTCCAAGTTCTTGTCGAAGTTTCCGTCGTTTTCCCACCCGGATTTGAACCCGGAGAAGAAGGCGATCGAAGATTTTAAGGGATTTGAAGTACTCTGTAAAGAGTCGAACTTGAAGTTCAAAGCTCTCCGAGAGGACCCATCTTTATGGGACCCGACGATGCGCGAGGTTTTCTCGTTAGCACGTCGTAAAATTGCTCGGGTTCTTGGAACTCTTGATCTCGACTCCGTTTCGGAGCACTTCGGTTGGGGTCCGGGCGCTACCACAGCGACCTCCGGAAATGCCCAATCCGCCTACGTCAAGTTCGCAAAGAGGCTTGACGTTACGGGCAACGCTCTCGTTATGGGGCAGTGCTGTGTAAATAGCATTCCCTCCTGGGCGAATCTTCAATTAGAAACTGGAGAAACGCCCTCGATTCCGTGTAGTGTCTTAGACACTGCATTTAATCGAGTACTAGGTAACGAGATCGTGCTAGTTCCGAAGAATGCGAAGACGCATCGGGTGATAGCGAAGGAGCCTCATGTAAATTCATATCTACAGAAGGGCTTCGGAACCGCCATCCGCAATCTTCTTCGCGTACGCGCTGGGATTGATCTAAAAGATCAATCACGGAACCAGCGCTTGGCTCAGGAGGGTTCCCGAGAGGGAACCCTTGCTACCATCGATCTTTCAGGAGCTAGTGATACGATTTCGAAAGAACTCGTTCATTACCTCCTTCCAGACGATTGGTATCTCGCTCTCGCTTCTCTTCGTTGTCCATTTGGTCGTCTTGAAGACCAATGGATTTTCTATGAGAAGTTTTCCTCGATGGGCAACGCGTACACGTTCGAGCTCGAAAGTTTAATCTTTTGGGCTTTAGCGGATTCCGCAGTTGCGTTCGTTGGAGGCGACCGAACCGTTAGCGTCTACGGAGACGACATTGTCGTTCCCGTAGCTTCTTACGACTTCGTGGCCACAGTGATCTCATTCGCTGGCTTTCGCGTTAATGCTAAGAAGAGTTACTCTTCTGGGCCGTTTCGCGAGAGCTGCGGAAAAGATTACTTCTTCGGAATACTCGTTAGGCCGATCTTCCTTAAGGAAGAATTGTCAAATGTCACATCGATTTACCGGCTGGCTAATAGCATACGTCGTTACGCTCGTCGCAATCGTTTTTACGGTTGCGATGCTCGTTTTCGGCAATGCTGGAAGCAAGTCGTCAATAGCATCCCCGCCCCTTGGAGGTCCTTACGGATCCCCGAAGGATACGGAGATGTCGGAATCCTCTCGAACTTCGACGAAGCAGTCCCCTCCCTCGTCCGGCGATCAAGCCGGGGTTGGGAAGGATACTCATTCGCTGGAGTAATTGAGGTTCCTGCGAAACGACAGATGACTAACTTTAATTCGGGTTACACCGCATTACTGTCGGCATCAAGAAGCATTCCAAATCGATCTCCAGATGATGCTGTTTCAGCATCAGTGCTATCTGGCGTCTTCGACGCAAAGGTAGAAGAGATCGACGAGGTTGCACCACTCAGGGGATTTCACACCCTGAGAACCCTAACGAGACCCAAGGTAGCACGAATTCATGCTCGGAGTTGGCATGATTTAGGTCCTTGGCAATAACAAGGTATCCCGTCTTTCACAAGACGTTTCTTGCCTTTAAAGCAAGTGGACCCTAGTGGTTAAATGAGAAAAAGCGC